CCATTCCAAACTCGATGACAGTTCTAGATGATATGTGGCCAATTATAGATAAAATGATTGAGGTCCAAGAAAAAGGTGTATATAACTTGACAAATCCTGGTACAGCTGAGCATAATTGGATTCTTCAAGAATATACAAAACTAATTAGTCCAACCCATACTTGGAATATAATTTCCTATGAAGAACAAATGAAATATATTAAATCTGAACGCTCTAATAATGAAATGGATACTTCAAAGTTAGAAAATTTTTGTCAAAAGTATAATTTGGAACTTCTTCCAATCCAGGAATCTATTCTGCGTTGTATTCAGCGTCGTCACTTTGAAAGGGTTGATTAATTCTTATTCACATTCCATATTAATAGTACAAGGATACTTAATAAAACAGAAATCACGCCAGGTTTTATCGTGCCCATAATTTCTATCATATTCAACCCATCCAAATAAACGCTTCCCCGATCCAACAAACTCTGGAAAGGCCTGCCAGACTTTATACTTCATCGTAAAAAGTAAATTCATAACAGTCATTTCATTACAGCGGCAAATTGGATACTTATTCATTATATGTACCATTTGTGTCATATTACATATTTTAAGTAAAGATGTATCATATACCCAAATACAATTCAAAAAATATCGTTCTTTTAAGATATCTTTTGAGTACTCTTCAAATAACTTTTCAGCAGCAGGAGGATTCGCAGAAAGCTCCATCATTGCTTCGAATCTTTGATCACCCCACGCAGGAACATCATCTGGTGCTAAAATTTTCCCTTCACAGGGAAGACTATCCAAATAATTAATCTCATCAACTACCCTTAATCCTGCGTCTAAAAATATTACCTTACCCCATTGAGAAAACCATTCATCAAATACATAAAACTTATCCCATTGGGTTAACTTCAAAATATGTCTTTGATCACCAACTGTTTTTAATGGATATTGTTTATATTGCTCGACCAAATAGTCTGTATTAATATGCTCAACTCGCCTTTGAATTACATCATAATAGTCTAAAAAGTTTTTAGATGGATTAAATCCTACAGTAATTAAAACTATATCCCCTGACCATTTCCCCTTAGTACGAACATCAAGAATTGTACGTTTAGCTCTATTAAAATAGTTTTCATCAGTCAATGTTACAACTACAGTTTTTGTCATTTTATTAAATATATCATTTACATTTTAAGTAGCATTTTTAATTAAATTCTCAATATTCTCTATAAAGTTTGTGTACTTTTCCTCCCAGCCAAGAGATTTTAGTAATGTTGTATCAACTGAATAGCGAAAATCATTGAAAGGGCGGTCCTCTACAAAAATAACGTGATTATTAATAGCCCTATCTTCAGTCATTCGTTCTATAAGTAGGGTCGCCACATCCATTACAGAGTACTCTTGTTTTGTTCCAATATTATATACCTCATTTAATACACCATTATGAAAAATTAACTCTGTAGCAATTGCGACATCTTCAGCCCAAATAAAATTACGACGAGTACTTCCGTTTCCGTGTATAGTTAGCGGCTTCCCTTCACGTAATAACTTAATAAACTTTGGAATTAATTTTTCTGGATACTGATTCGGTCCATATACATTATTACAACGAACAATTACAACAGGTAGATTGAAACTGTGATAATAAGAACGAACTAAGAACTCGGCTGCGGCCTTTGTAGCGGCATATGGATTTGTTGGGTTTAGAAGAGATTTTTCGTGACATCCTGGATGCTCTAAATCTACTTCTCCATATACCTCATCTGTTGAAAAGTGTAAAAACTTCTTAATCTTACCATACTCCTTTGAAGCTTGTAACAAAACGTGAGTACCCATTACATTATCAGTTGTATATTGAAGAGAATTATCAAAGGAATTATCTACGTGACTTTGCGCGGCAAAGTGAATAATCGCATCAATGGAGTATTCATTCAAAATATGTAATACTAAGTCTTTACTTGTAATATTACCCTTAATAAATTTATAATTTGGATGGGAAATTACATTAGACATATCAGCACAATAATTTAGACAATCAATATTGAAAATTTTAACGGTAGGATCTTTTTTAAGGATATAATTGATAAAGTTTGAGCCAATAAAACCGCATCCTCCAGTAACAAGAATATTCATTCTTATCTTAATCACTAATGAACTTTTAAGTTCTAAAAAATTGATTTAGAGTTTCAAAATAAATAGTGTGTTACGCGTAAAATGTCATTTCTTTACACCCCTGATATTTCCAAGACCCCTGAGACCCTACCATCCCACCCATATACTTTTCCACTTGATCCCTTTCAACAACACGCCATTTCAGCTATCGCTAAAGATGAAAATGTTCTTGTCTGTGCCAAGACTGGTTCAGGTAAAACCCTCGTAGGCGAATACCAAATATATCATTCCCTTTCCAAAGGCAAACGCGTATTCTATACTACACCTATCAAATCCCTATCAAACCAGAAATTTTATGACTTGAAACACTTATTCAAAGACGCATCAGTTGGTATTATGACAGGTGACATCAAGTTCCGTCCTGATGCGCAAATTGTAATTATGACAACTGAAATTCTACGTAATCTTCTCTATAAAAAAGGTACAACTACAGAGCATCTAGGTCTAACTGCATCTATCTCTATGGATGGACTTGATGCGGTTATCTTTGATGAGTGCCATTATATTAACGATAGAGATCGAGGTAAAATCTGGGAAGAAACTATGATTCTTCTATCCCGTGAAGTTAATCTAGTTATGCTATCTGCTACACTAGATCATCCAGAATACTTCGCAAAGTGGCTAGGTGAACTCAAACAAAAACCAATTCATCTAATCGAAACTACTTATCGTATTGTTCCGCTTACTCATAATCTTCTTGATTCAAACTATAAACTTATTCCTTTGATGGATGCTAAGGAAGCATATAATGAAAAAGTGTACATGGACTGGCTAAGAGGTCAACAAGGACTACAAGACGAACGAAAGGCTTTTCAGAAAAAAGTTAAAGATGCACGCCAGTCTGGATTTGAAGGCGCAGTTGATGGTAAAGTTCGTACATATAGTTTCACTCATCAAATGAACGAAACTATAAAAATGCTAGAAAAAGAAGAACTACTTCCTGCCCTCTTCTTCATACTTAGCCGCAAACATTGTGAAGCATATGCCGCAAAAGTCGACGGTTCTCTACTTTCCTCAAGTGATAGTGCCTCTGTAAGACATATTATTACATTCCATCTTCATCGACATATGAAGGAGCTGGAAAAGGTACCTCAATATCATACGATTTATGACCTGCTCTGTCGTGGTATTGCATTTCATCATAGCGGTCTTCTTCCACTCTTGAAAGAAATCATTGAAGTACTATTCTCAAAGGGTTTTGTAAAGATTATGTTCTGTACTGAAACATTCGCAGTAGGACTCAATATGCCCACAAAAACTGTCCTGTTCGCAGGCTTTAAAAAGTATGATGACCAAACTGGAGGTATGCGTATGCTACGCAATGATGAATATATTCAAATGGCAGGACGTGCTGGACGCCGTGGTAAGGATGATAAGGGAGTAGTAATCTATCTGCCAGACCGCGAACCAGTTGAGTCGAGTGAAATAAAAGGAATGATGAAGGGTTCAAAACCTCCTATTCAAAGCCGAATGGACTTTCATTATGATTTCATCCTTAAGACGATTCAGGCATCTGAGCCAGGTCAGCCTCTAAAATGGCTAAGCATTATGGAGCAGAGTTATTGGTTTCAACAGCGTCAAAAACAGATTAAGGCACTTGATATTGATATCGCAAAATGCCAAAAGAAGATGGATGATAATAGGGTAGAAGAACCATTCTTAGCAGGTTGTGAAATGCGATTTGAGTTGGAGAAAAAGATTAAAGAGACTGTAAATGCGGCGAGAAAAGAAGTTCAGCGACAACTCGATACACTTAAGAATAAACAATTTGGGCCTAAATGGAATACTGCCTGGACAAATTATAATCTAGCACGAACATTCCAAAAAGAATTTAATGAACTTAGGAATGACAAAGATATTCTAGAAGCACATCAAGAGAGTATTACACCCTCTGTAAAGTTCCTTAAAGAAATTGGATATCTCAAAAATGATGATCCACTTACTCTTAAGAATGAGGATCTAACTTTAAAGGGTATTCTAGCTACAGAAATAAATGAAGGACATCAGATCTTAATGACTGAGCTCTATACACAAGAGCATCTTCATAGTCTATCTGGCGAGGATATTGTAACAGTTCTAGGGTGCTTTATGGAGGAGAAGGAAACAGATGATAGTCCAACAATTGGAGAATTAAATGTATCAGATGATGTTCGTGCAGTTCTTCTAAAAATTAGAAAAATGGCTCAAGAGCTACAGGGTATAGAAGACCATATTGGCTTTCCAGTTCAGGATTATTGGAAGACATCGACACAGTTAATCGAGCCAATGCGTCGATGGATTGAGGGAGAAAATGCGTCTATTATTTGTCAGGAGCACGGACTATTTGAGGGTAACTTTATTCGGTCAATATTGAAGATGGCAAATATGCTTGATGAGTGGCTTGCAATGGCGACATATTGTCAGCATACAGAACAAGTAGATAAAATTATGGAAGTTCGCCAAAAAATGATTCGTGATATTGTTATTTCAGATAGTCTTTATCTACATCTCTAAATATAATAAATATAAAAACAACATAAAGCAATAATACTATTAATATATAAAATGGATTTTTGGTATGATTTAGAACTTCTTATAATGAATGAAGAGGGGCGCAAGGCAGCCGATTTTTATAAGAATGAATATAATCTTTCTGATTCTAATGCTGGATTTGATTTATATTCATCCGAAGATGTATACGTAGAACAGACTCCACAATTTATTCCATTTGGTATTGTTGCCCGTCTTATAAAAGTTCAGCCAATGCCAGGTGGTACCTCAAATGATTATTTGAAAACAGATAGTCATTTTTGGTTGATGTGTCGATCATCTATTTATAAGACTGGTCTAATAATGGGAAATTCGACTGGTACAATTGATAAGAGCTATCGTGGTGAGCTAAAGGCGCCTGTATGGTCAATGACTGCGGATTCGCGTGTAGCCCGTGGGGATCGGCTATTCCAGATTGTGGCGCCCGATATGGGGTGGATTCGTAATATTCGTGTAGTAAATTCTATGCCAAATACAGATCGTGGTACAGGCGGATTTGGTTCAACAGGCAGGTAATTCATAATATTTAAGGTATCTTTATTTTTAATAAAATTCATTCATGTGTAAAATTTGATAATCTAAACACCATTTATATATTAGGTTTAGAATGTCTAGTATTTATTATGAAGATACAATCCAAGAATTCGGTGTTGCGCATAACTGGCATAATGCTACAATTAAAGATTCAATTGTAACTAGGCGTGGTACAAAAGTAGAAATGGTTGAACGTCCTCAAT